GCATCAGTCTTGCGGCCACAAGTTTCCCGAGCAGGTCGAGCTCGGTCATGTTGCTTTGCACGGTGAGCTCCGCGGCGGCGCCACCCATGCGCGGCAGGTTCTCGCTGTCGCGGCACTCGTCGCGCGTCATGATGCCGTTCTGGGTCATCGAGGAGTAGAAGGCGGCGCGCGCGATCGAGTCGCCGCGCATCAGCGCATCGAGCGAAAATTTCGCGTAGACACCGTTGTCGGTGCCTGGTCGGTTGAGTAGTGATTTCTTGATGCGCTGCTCCCACAGTTCGCAGGTCGGCGCAAATCCGTAGATCACCGCCTCGATGCCCTGCTGTTCGATGTTGTTATTCGTCGAGCGGTCGAGGTTGCCGATGAGGTGCGGTTGCACGCCGTAGATGCGCGCGTACTCGTCGAGTTGAAATTTTCGGCTCTCGATGAATTGCTGGTCCATCGGCGAAAGGCCGACCGCGTTGTACTTCATCCCTTCCCACAGGATGGCCACCTTGCCGCCATTTTCGGCGCCGGCGTGGATGGCCTCCCAGGATTCGCGCAGGCGGGTCACCGCCGGCTTGTCGAGTTTCGCGGGATGCTCGAGTACTCCGGCCGGTCGACCGCCGTTTTTGTAGAGCGCGGATCCGTAGCGCTGCTGTGCCAGGCCCAGGCCGATCGAGTGCCGTTGCTGTTCGATCGGGTTGAGGCCCACGATGCCGTCGAGCGAGAAGTTGCGGAGGTGGAGGATGTCGTCCGGCTTGAATTCGGTTTGCTTCGAAGTTTTCGGCCACTTGTAGCGGTAGGTCAGGTTGCCGTTGTCCTGGACGATCTGCATGTGATCGCTCTGCAGCGGGTTCAGGGAAACCACGCGCGCTCCCATGCGCTTGATCTCGCTGAAGGCGTTTCCGTAAAGGTCGAACGCGACCGACATGCATTGCCGCCACTCCATGCTCGTCATGTATTGGTTCGGCGAGTCGTGCAGCACGGTGTAGAGATCGTGGTCCTCGAGGACTTTGGTTCCGTTTGGTCCTTTGCGGAAAACCACCACCGGAAAGGAGCCCAACATCTGCGAGCGGATCCGCACGCACGCCCAAATCGCCGAGATCGCGAGCGCGCCTGGTCCGTTGACGCTGATGCCGGCGTCGGTGGACGTGTCGCTGCCGATCTTCAGGCCGTTCGGCCAGTTGCCGGTCGTCCACGGTGGAAATCCCATTGCCTTCGAGAATGCCCACGCCGTCGCCTTCTGCAAGATGTTCATGCTCAGAATGCCTCGATGCCTTCGTTGTCGTAGATGGATCCACCTTCCGGCTTCACCATCGCAATTCCTAGCGCCATGGCGGTCGCGACGAGTCCGTCGATCTTGTCCATGCTCTTTTCCTTGTCCAGCTTTTGGCCGCCGGCAGGATCTTGTTTCACCGCGGCATTCGCCGCCATCCAGCGCGCGACCGGATTGCGGCTGTGCGCGTAGAGTTTGCCGAGCACCAGCTTCATGAGCTCTTTCGTCGGCGCCGACATGCTCTGAAAGCCTTGCCCGAATTTCGTCATCGTGAAACCGTCGCCGGCCAGTTGCGTGGTCAGCTGAGTCGCGTTCCAGCGATCGAATGCGATCTCGCGGACGTTGAAGCGCTCGTTCTGCTTACCGATATCCGCGCGGATGAAGTCGTAGTCGGTGACGTTGCCAGGCGTCGCCAGGATGTGGCCGGTGCGGATCCACTCGGTGTACTTGACCTGGTCGCGCTTCGATCGCTTGACCGCGGTTTCCTCGGGCACGTAAAAGCGCCACAGGTTCGCCCAGACCGGCCGCTCGTCGGTCGGAGGGAAGAGCATCGAGAAGGCCGCGATGTCGCTCACTGATGCCAAGTCCAGGCCGCCGCAGCACTCGTCGCCGAGCAGGTCGTCCTCGGTGAATTCGATCAGGCCGCAGAGATCCCATTTGTCCATCGGCATCCACCTGGTGGCTTGTTCGGTCCACTGGTTCAGGTGCAGGCGCCGGAAGGTGTTCTCGTTCGCCGGCTGCTCTTTCGCCTTTTCGCATTGTCCCTGGATGTATCGAAGTTTCACGCTGATGCCAAGGTTCGGATTCGCTTTCTTCCAGATCCGTAGACTCGTCCAGTCGTCCTCGGTGTCGGCCGCGTAGATGATCGGCAGAAACGAGTCGTCGCGGACGATGCCGGCGGCCACCTTCTGCGCGTAGTCCCACTTTTCCCAGCACACTGAGTGCTTGTCGTATCCCGCGGTCGTCGCGATGAACACGACCGGCTGTCGACGCGCGCCGGTGCCGGTCTCGAGCGTATCGAGCAGGTCGCGGTTTGGTTGCGTGTGCAGCTCGTCGAAAATCACGCCATGAGGATTCATGCCGTGCTTCGTTTTCGCGTCCGAACTCAGCACGCGATAGACCGAGGCGGTTTGCCGCGCCACGATCGATCGCCGGTAGACCTCGCATCGCTTCGCCAGCGCCGGCTCGTTCTCGACCATCTGCTTGGCGACGTCGAAGATCAGCGCCGCCTGGTCGCGATCGGCCGCGGCGCTGTAGATCTCCGCGCCTGGTTCGTTGTCACTCAACAGCAAGTACAGCGCGATGCAGGCGCCCAGAAAACTTTTGCCGTTTTTGCGCGGCAGCGCCAGGAAAACTGTCCGGTACCGGCGCAGGCCGTCGACGACGCGTTTCCAGCCGAATAGCGATCGGATGATCTCGCGCTCCCACTTCTCGAGGACGACGTACTGCCCGAACCATTCGCCTTTGATGTGAGTGAGAAAGCGCTCGATGAATCCCACCGCGCGATCGGCCGCGGCTTTGTCAAACCAGTAAAGGTCGCTTCGCCTCAGGCGCCTGGTCGAAGAAATCTTCGTCTTCGCGGTCGTCCTGCGGACGGAGTGCTTTGTTTTTGTCGACAGACTCGGCATGTACCTTCGTGCGCGAGCTCGGCGTCATGCCAAACTCGACGATGAATTTCCGCATGTTCTCGAGCGCAGCGTTCGCGATCGCCAGCTCCGGATGTTGGACCGGATATCCGGTCGGCGATTTCAGCGTTCGGCCCTCGGCCTTCAGGATCCGCTCGGCGTCACGCCAGCGCGCCCACATCACGCAGTAGGCGGTCAGCGCCGCGCGGTCGACCAGGGTAATCACTCCCATTTTCAAAAGCAGCGGCGTGATCCGGATCCACTCGTCGCGCGCGTCGCCGTCGAGATCCTTCGGGCATTCGGGGATCCGCGGTTTCGGCCTGGGTTCGTCCGGTGGCAGTGGACGATGCCCTGGGTTGCCGGCGAGCTCTTTCATCGCGCTCGGTTTCGGTTTTCGTCCCTTGCTCATCTCAGATCACAATTTCGTTTGAAATCAACTCGTTATGCCGGCCCTAATTGTGAATGTAGTAAAGGCCGCGGCAGATGCCTGATCGGATTTCCTTGTCTCGAACCATGTACTGCAGCGTCGTCTTGTCGACGCCCGAGCACGCCGTCATTTTCGGTTTATTGATCCATCCTGTGAACCTGGCTCGCTTCGCCAGGAATGAGGACTTGTACCCGGGGAAGCTGGCGGATCCTAACTCGAGCGGCATATAAAACGGCGCGCCACAAGTGTCCGGCCCACAGATCACGTCGGAGCACAGGACTAAATCCCAGTTATTCGTGACCGCCGCGCCGAGCATGCGCTGTGCCCACTGCGGAGGGTAGTAGACGTCCTCGCATGGGAAGCCGAGCCAGCGGCCGGTGGCTTTCGTCATGCCAAACTCGGAAGACCAGTAGCAGTCAGAAACTTTGAGGTGAGAGGTGGCGAAATAGCGGCCGCCCATTGTCGTGACCAATTCCCGATTGGCTTTGGCCGTCGCGGGATCCGTCGTGTTATCGGTGATGATGATTTCAAAATCCTGGTGCGTCTGCGCGGCCAGCATCGCCAAACAAACCCGCAGCTGGTCGGTGCGGTTGTAGAGCGAGACGATGTAGCTGATGTCGATTTGTTCCACGTCGAGTTTCAATCCCCCCCGACAATTCCAATTTTGCGACCGTGCGTGCGTGATCGCCCAAACGGTTCCTGGCGCATAATCGGAAGGAATCGAACCGCCCCCCCTATGTGATTGACGGCGCGCAGGTTAGGCGAACTCATCGAGGTCGGTGCTGAGGTCGGTGGGTGGCTGAGGCTTGACTGGTCGACCGAATCCGCCGTCCTCGCGTGCCGTCTTGATGCGATGGCAGTCGTCGCAGAGGCCTTGATGGTTCTTTGGGTTGCGGAAGAGACCGATGTCGCCTTTGTGCGGGATGCGGTGGTCGATGACGGTTGCCGCCTGGTGCCCACGGTGGCGCTTGTACGGGTCGACGCACCAGGGATGCTCTCGCAGGTAATGCATGCGGTACTTGCGCCACCAGGCGCCGTATCCGCGTTGGGTTGCGGTGCCGCGGTCGGCGTCCTGGGATCGCTGGACGTCGCGCCTGCAGGCAGGGCAATAACGGGCAGTGGTTCGGCGCCGGCAGTTCGGATTGGCACACTGGTGAGGCGCGTCGAATGGCATCGTGTCCTGGTCATGCGCGCACAAGCTGGTAGGCGGGATTGCCAGGCGCTCCGCCTGGTTTGGTTTGGTTCACGATGCGCCAGCGCGCGTTGCTGTCGATCGCGGCGTAGTTCGCGTAGTCCTTCGCCTCAGGGATGGTTCTCGCGTCGCGGTGCTCGCAGGTGAACTGCGCGCGGTGTCGATCGATCATTCGGATGGCACCGGTGTCGAGCAGCATGTTTTTTCGTTTTTTGTTGGCGTGAAACAGCGGCGCGTCGATATCCGGATCGGCGTCGCGACTGAAAATCTCGGTCTGCAATGTGAGGGTTAAAACGGTACTCGGCTGTCCGGTGGAATGTGCAATCTCGCGTTATGCCGGCGAGGTCGGTCAGGTCCGTCAGGTTCTAAGAGAACAGGATTTGTGCGGGTTTGTAAAGTGCATACGTGATTTCGCGCTGCTCCGCGCGCGGTACACTCGCGCTGTGAGCCTGGCCGACGAACTAACGAAACAGCAGCGCGAAGACGATCAGCGGCATGCGGTGCAGCGCGCGAAGTTCGGCGAATATACGACCGATGCCTGCCCGAATTGCACTCGCCATCGAATCATGCGCGGCGCCGACG